GAAGCAGAAGGCGAGCTTGAATCGGACGATGAGACTGAAGAGGAAGATGACGAAGTCGAAGATTATGAAGAAGACATGAGTGATGATGAATACGATGAACTTCTTGATGAAGTCGACGATGATGATGATGAAGAAAATGAATAATTCATTTAAGTCAAAAGTAATAAAAGTATAAATAAAGCCAGTACAATGAAACAGTTTACTCAACTACGCGAACTCACTGGAAGAATGCCCAAAGGCAAACATGTCTTTGATAAGAAGATTAAGGGTATTCAGATCATGATCCATAAGGATCTCGGTAAGTTTGTGGTTTATATTGATGGTGATAGGTTAGATGCCTATAATAGTCAAAGAGAAGCAGAGAAAGCTGCTACTGAATTTATAAAGGTATTAAAAAAATGAAACTGATTGCAGAATATACCGAAGCTAATCTTGAAGTCCTCACCGAGGCAACCAAAGATGGAGGAAAGAAATACGCCATCGAAGGTATCTTTATGCAAGCAGAACAAAAGAATAGAAACGGTCGTATATATCCAAGAGCTATCATGGAAGGTGCACTGAACAAATACAATTCAGAGCAGGTTTCAAAAGGTAGAGCTGTTGGTGAGTTGAATCATCCTGAAGGACCGACCGTTAATCTAGATAAAGTTTCTCACAAGATCGAATCCCTCAAATGGGAAGGAAACGATGTTGTGGGCAAGGCGACTATTTTGGAAACTCCAATGGGCAAGATCGTACAAGGATTGCTTGATGGTGGTGTTAACTTAGGCGTCTCGACTCGTGGTATGGGAAGTTTGGAAAGACGTGGTGACGCAATGTACGTGAAAGAAGATTTTCTTCTTAACGCAGTTGATATTGTTCAAGATCCATCAGCACCTAGCGCATTTGTTAATGGAGTTATGGAAGGTGTAGAATGGGTATGGAACAACGGCATTATCGAACCCCAAGCTATTGAAATAATGGAGACTGAAATTAAGAAGGCTCCACGTGCTGATCTCTATGAGACTCAGGTTCGTGAGTTTAAGAATTTCCTCTCGTTGCTCAAATCTAAATAAAAGGAGTCAATTATGACTGAAGATCAAATGACTGATCAAGAGATTGACATCCATGATGACAACGATGTCGTGGAAGAAGCTCACGATCCTAAAAATGCCGAGGCACAATCTGTAGCGTCTGTTGATAAAGCAGCCGATGCAGGTAAAAAAGCCGGAGCACGAAAAGGCGATAATACCAAGCAAGATCCAATGCCTAAGACGAAAGCTGGTCTTTTGTCAGCAATGGTTGGTAAAATGCAAGGTATGAATAAGGAATCATTGATGGCTATGTACAAAGCAGAGTCATTCGTAGATGCCTACGGTGAAGCAATTGCCGAAACAACTGCCGAACTAGACCTTGATTATAAAGCAGATTTTTCAGAAGACCTGAACGCATTGGTTAATGAAGAAGCTACTTTGTCTGAAGAGTTTAAAGTAAAGGCAGAGGTTATCTTTGAAGCAGCTATTAAATCTAAGCTTGCTGAAGAGATTGACCGTCTCGAAGAGAAATACAATGAGGAACTAGCTGAGGAAGTAGAATCTACTAAATCAGAACTCGTTGAAAAAGTCGATAGCTATCTTAACTACGTAGTTGAGAATTGGATGGAAGAGAATAAACTTGCCGTCCAGTCTGGCCTTAGAACTGAAATCGCAGAGAAGTTCATGAACAGCTTGAAAGATCTGTTTACTGAGTCTTACATTGAGGTTCCAGAATCAAAGGTCGACCTAGTTGACGAACTAGCAGAAAACGTTGAAGAGTTGGAAAATGCTCTTAACGAAACAACTGCTAAAAACATCTCAATGCAGGAAGAGTTAGAAGTATTGAAGCGTGATGCAATCATCCGTGAACATTCAGCTGACCTTGCTGAAACACAAGTTGAGAAGCTTAAAGGTTTGGTTGAGGACATTGATTTTGATGACGCCGAAAGTTTTGCTGCTAAAGTACAAACTGTCAAAGAATCATACTTTACCAAAAAGGTAACTGAAGCCGCTGATATTGTAGAAGAAGACGACAATGGTGAAACTATTGTAGAAGCTTCTGGCGCAATGGCTCAGTATTTGACAGCAATCCAAAAAACAAATAAATAATTTGGGAGTCCAAAATGCAAGTATCTTACGATAAACTGATCGAGAAATGGGCGCCAGTACTGAACGAAGAGTCAGCCGGCAAAATTCAAGATCATCACAGAAAAGCAGTTACAGCTGCTATCCTCGAAAACCAGGAACGTGCTTTCCAAGAAGAAGCTGCTCAGGCAGGTGCTCTTAACGAAGCCGCTCCAACTAACAATACAGGCAATGCAGCTAACTGGAATCCAGTACTGATTGCGCTTGTTCGCCGTGCAATGCCAAACTTGATGGCATATGACATGTGTGGTGTTCAGCCAATGTCTGGTCCAACAGGTTTGATCTTCGCAATGAAATCAACCTATGAAACAACTCGCGCCGGCGCGACAACCGGTGATGAGGCATTCTTCGGTGAAGCAAAAACTGGCTTCTCTGGCGATTCAGCCGCAACTCAATCACAAGGTCCTTCAGGTCTTGCTGGTTTGACAGACGCTAATACTGACTCAAGCATCGACAACGAGCGTACAGGCCCAGACTTTGGTGGCGCAATGCCATTGGCCGATGCTGAAGCACTTGGTTCAACCGGTGGTTCAGACTTTGCTGAAATGGGTTTCACCATTGAGAAAGCAACAGTCACAGCTAAAAGCCGTGCACTGAAAGCAGAATACTCATTGGAACTCGCTCAGGATCTTAAAGCCATTCATGGTTTGGATGCTGAAACAGAGCTGGCTAACATTCTCTCAACAGAGATCATGGCTGAAATCAACCGTGAAGTTATCCGTACTGTTAACTCACAAGCTAAGACTGGTGCTTCAACATCTAACACAGCAATCAACGGTATCTTTGACTTGTCAACAGATGCAGATGGTCGTTGGTCAGTTGAGAAGTTCAAAGGTTTGATCGTACAGATCGAGCGTGAAGCTAACCAAATTGCTAAAGAAACTCGTCGTGGTAAGGGTAACTTCATCATCTGTTCATCAGATGTTGCTTCTGCTCTTTCAGCTTCAGGTATGCTTGACTATGCACCTGCAATGTCAACAAGCTTGAATGTAGACGATACTGGTAATACATTTGCCGGTGTTCTTAACGGTCGTACTCGTGTGTACATTGACCCATATGCATCAGCTGACTATGTCACTGTTGGTTATAAGGGAACAAATCCATACGATGCAGGTCTCTTCTATTGCCCATACGTTCCACTAACAATGGTACGTGCGGTTGGTGAGGACACATTCCAGCCTAAGATTGGATTTAAGACTCGTTACGGAATGCAAGTTAACCCATACGTAACAACTGCAGTTTCAGCTGCACCACAGAACGATATTCCGGCCGCTACTAATAAGCGTAACCAGTACTATCGTATCTTCCGTGTAGACAACATCTTGTCTGCATAATAATAAAAAATAATAAAAATAGACTGGGAGGGGTTCGCCCCTCCCTTTTTTAATAGCTTTTTTATATAAATAGAATTACTATGGCAGAACTTACAGAAAATTTTAACTATCTTCAGCCGACTAGCTTTAAGCTAGTTATTGACAGAAAGAATTATCCAAATTTGGAGTTCTTTTGTCAAAATGTTACGCATCCTGGTATGCTTATTAATGCTGTAGAACTTGGAATTCCTAGATTAGCTGGACTACCAATTCCAGGAGAATCACTCACATTTAATGAATTATCTACAAATATTATATTAGATGAAAATTTAGAAGGTTATTCTGAAATGTATAACTGGATTCTTAGACTTATAAATACAAACATGGGAAGCGGCGGTAGAGGCGGTATTGCTATGGGCACTAGTACTCCAACTTACGCAGATATAACATTGTCAATTCTTTCAAGTCATAATAATGTGACAAAGCAAGTGAGGTATTTAGATTGTATACCTACTTCACTTGGAGATATTAACTTTGAATCAACTGGTGACGGAAATACCTTTATTACTTTTGCGGCAACATTTAGATTTAACTACTTCAATTTGGTGTAAAAATGGCAGAAACAAAAGCAAGAATTATTAGTAAAGTATTCACATCTACTGGTGATGTGAAGGCTGAGTATTTGGATAATGCATCTAGTGCTTCAGGAATTGTTGGAACTAAAGTATATGCTACACCATCTTTGCTGCCTACCAGTGGTTTAAGTTCGGGTGATCAAGCATTTGTAACCAGTAATCAAAGACTATATATCACAAACGGCTCTGGTTGGTACAACGTAGCTCTTATTAATGCAACACCTACATTTACGACTGGTCCTAATGCAACTTATTCTTTATCTAATGATTTGACACCAACAGTTATTACACTTGTTGCTCAAGACAGTGATGGGCAGGTAGTAACATATTCTGCGACTGATAGTGGAATGGATGGTATCGCAACACTGAGTCAAGATAGTTCAGTATTTACTATTACTCCACTTACTGATAGTGCTGGTGGTAATATCGGATCATTTACGATTACTTTCCAAGCAACTGACGGTATTGGCATTGTAAGTGCACTTTCAACATTTACTTTATCATTTGGTCCTACTGAATTTAAATTAAGTCGATCTGATCCTGAAGCATACGATTATTTTGGCAGAACGGTTTCAATGAGTGGTGATGGAAATTACGCTATTGTCGGTTCGCCGGAAGATGACCCAACGGCAAGTAATACTGGTTCAGCATATGTCTTTCAAAGATCTGGTTCTACTTGGACACAAGTTAGAAAATTAACTGCATCTGATAGACAAGCAGATGATCAATTCGGTACTTCGGTTGCAGTCAATTCTGATGGTACTTATTTTATTGTTGGTGCAAAGTATGAAGATACAGGTGGTGCTAATGCTGGTGCAGCTTATATCTTTAATCGTTCTGGTTCGACTTGGACTCAACAAGCAAAAATTGTATCAAATGATGACCAAGGA